AAAAAAAAAATTGAAAGGTTACGGGTTACGGGTTACGGGTTTAAAAAATAGATGACATAGAAAAAGAAAAAAATTCTGAAAAAGGTGAAAATCTCGCCAATATCTGAATATATTTTTATTTCTATGGCTATAAACTAAAACAAACCCGTAACCCGTAACCCGTAACCTTTCAATTTTTTTTAAATAAAATTTGAAAGTCTAAAATTGCAAAGCTATAAGTAAATAACCTCCCAATGATAATTAGTATTTACAAAGCCATGATGGACTACCAAAAACAAAATAATACTACAGATAGATGCTTTACAAATGCCTCCTACTTAGCAGATAATTTAAATATGAACGGCATCAAAGCGCGACTAAAAGTGGTAATTGCGTGTTATGATAACGTTGAAATCGAAATGCATGTATTTAACAGTCACGTAGTAGTAGAATTAGAAAACGGAGACATCATAGACCCCTCATATGACGTTAACAGATTCAAACCCTCCTATATTGATAAAATACATCAACTCCCTTTATTAAATTTATCAAAAGAACAGAATGGAATTACACTCAAAGAGATGGTCAGTTCATTTATATCATTTATGGATTTTGCAAATAAGTACAATGAAAAAGGTAAATTATATGTAACTGATAAAGAATACTACCACAAACAGGCCGATTTTGTAGACAAAGTCATTCGGCAGATTTCGTAATCCCATTGGTGGTAAGCCTGTAAGGGTATGGTTTGGAATGAAAGTCATCGCTGATGAATAAAAAAAAAATTGAAAGGTTACGGGTTACGGGTTACGGGTTTAAAAAATAGATGACATAGAAAAAGAAAAAAATTCTGAAAAAGGTGAAAATCTCACCGATTTCTGAATATATTTTTATTTCTATGGCTATAAACTAAAACAAACCCGTAACCCGTAACCCGTAACCTTTTTCAATTTTTATTTGCCGAGCAGTCATTTTTTCCTATTCTTTAAAATCATAGCAAGATACGGATTTTGTGTCTCAATGACTTGATTAATCATATTAAGTTTCTGAACCTTTTCTTCAATCTCTTCCAAGTTTGGTTTCTTTCCTTGAAATCGTTTCGGTTCTTCTTCATCATCTGAAACGACAACCTCCTTAATCTTGGGAGGGGCTTTCTCTGAAGGCTTCTTTCTTAACTGTGTCTTGTTAATCTTTAAAACAATCCCTTCTTCTTCTTTTGATTTCCGCAAGTCTATCTGTTTTCTCTTTCGTTCATTGATTTCTGCTAATTGTTTCTTTTGTGCTTCTGTTCTTTCTTTCTTTTCCTTTTGGTCTCTTTCCTTTTGGTCTTTCCTTAATTGAGATAACTGTTTCTTTGTGAGAACGATTTTAGATAAATCCTCTTGACTGATAACCACTTCTTCCTTACGAGCAATGATATCATGTCTTTTCCGTCTACCTTCTTCCTTACGTTCGGCCTCATATTCGTTAATACATTCATGAACCAGTTTCACGTCATCGATATCTAATTCACTATCTGAACTCGAATCACTCTGACTCATTTTTATTAATGAGTTAGAAAATAAAAAAAATATTTTTAATCTCCGTATAAAATAAACCAAGAATGGATGGTATCGTTCCGAAATTCAAGACCCCCTCAGCCACTCAAGAACAGCTCCGCGAACTCATGAAAACCATGAAAGACCCTGAACCGATTACGGAATCATATACCGACCCTTCAGGTGTGGTTCATTCCCGAACGCTTCATGATGCTATTCATCCTGATGCTCTTTCCTTTTGGACTCGCTTTCAACTTCCTCCCCTCCCGGAAAACTCTTGCGATGGTGCTGTCACTGAGCATTCCCCCCGTAGCAAATCCGAGGACTCCTCCAGTAGTGAGTTGAAGGATTCGATTAATAACTGAAGCAACATCTGTAATTGCTTTTCCAACATGTGATGTATAACCAGGCAATCTTTCTAATAATTTTTTCATGTCTTGATTCACAAAAGCACTAACGGAAGAACTATCCAATCCATTCTTTCTTAATACAAGAGATACCCATTGTTGACAATTGTTCTGTAGAGGATTATAATCCAACCAAAACTTTTGTTCATTTCCTTTCGAAGCAGTCTCTATCAATTGTTCAATGGTAATAGATTCGTTAAGGGGGACGTCCATCGTTTCTTCATTGGGATAGGCAACATGAGGTTTCTGATTCACATCTTGATTCTTTTCAATAACATACTTGTGGTTAAGAACAATAAAGAGATGAAAGAAATTATCAACCGATAAGTCCTTCTTTGCCTTTTCAAAAGCGCCCCCTGTCAATAAGTCCATTCCCAGATTGACTGCTTTACTAATGGGAACTCTTCCCACTTGTAGAGAAGTGATTTCTTCTTGACCATGTTGTTTGAGGAATCCTTTGAACCGAACAGTTTCCTTTCCTAATAACCAATTGAGGACATCTCCGCCCACACTCATCCGAGGTTCTCGTCGTTTCTTTTTGTGTTGGACACGATACATTTTATAATTCACAAGATTATAAAATGGAAAAACACTAAACCGATAACCAATAACTCTAATAACCAATGATTTCTATATAGAATAACAATCATATACTGATAAATAGACTTTTCTATAACCAATTACCCAAGGATACAGGAAATAAAAATTTTTATATCCTTTAAATAGACTCATTACATATAGAAATCTGTGTTTATTGATATCTTTAAGTTGTTCTATATGGAAATCATTGGTTATCGGATTGATTAGTTCATCCATTCTTGCGGATACCGCTTTCCGAACACTTCCTGTTCCCGAAAACAATTCGAGTAATCTCATTTCTATAATATAAAGAAATTAAAAAATAATATAATGTTTAGATATATAAAATGGAAGCGTGTAAAGAACACATTCTCAAGATGAGACCGAAACTCTCAGTATCCTCTGTCAAGACGTATTGTAATATCTTAAAGAACTTATACAAAGAAGTCTTTACGGGAGACTTTCATTATGAACCTCTTTTGAAAGAAAGCGAGAAAGTTCTGAAACATCTACAGACTGTGAAATACAATGTCCGTAAAACAATCTTGAGTTCTCTCGTTGCCATTAGTGACGGAACCGTTCAAACCAAATACAGAAAACAAATGCTCGAGGATGCCCAAAAGTATAATGCCTTACAGAAACAAAATGTCATGACCGATACACAACGCGAAAACTGGATGACCTGGAATGAAATCGAACAACATCTCGATTCACTCAAGAAGAAGTTTTATTATGTATTTAAAGAGAAAAAACCAAAGCCTGAAGAATTATTAGATTTACAAAAGTATATCATCTTATCTTGTTATGTTTTAATTCCCCCTCGCCGTCTTCAAGATTTCTGTTTAATGAAGTGTAGAGACTTTACTCGTGAGAAAGATAACTTTTATGAAAAAGGAGCATTCCATTTCAGACAATATAAAACAGCCAAGTTCCTAGGACTTCAAATTGAAAAGGTTCCAAAGACATTAGAAGCACTTCTTCGTAAATGGATTCAGTTCACTTCGGATAAGGGAGAGTATATGTTTTTTGATTATTACGGTAAACCGTTTACGAGTTCGGGAATGACGAAAGTATTGAATAGTATTTTTGGAAAGAAGATATCGGTGAATCAATTGAGACACATCTATATTACGGAAAAGAGTGCGCCCTTAATGAAAGAACTCGAAAAGACTGCGGAAGAAATGGGACATTCCACTAATCAAGCAAAGTTATATGTCAAGAATGAATAAATGTTTTTTTAATTATTATATGATACATTAATAAAAATGTATCATATCCTACCCTATACATATGAAATGGCAAAAAAGATTGGAGTCATTGTTAAACCTTCTTTGAACAAAGGAAAGAAGATTGATGTATTCAAAGATGGTAAAAAGATTGCAAGTATAGGTGCGTTAGGCATGAATGATTACCCAACTTATATGAAAACACATGGTATGGCATATGCGAATGAAAGAAAAAGGCTTTATCATATTAGACATACAAAGGATACATTAAATGAAAAACTAAGTCGACAGTTATTATGGTAGTACCCTAAGGCACTTCACTGCTTACCAGCCAATTCTTTAAGGGAATCACTCCAAAACAACATTTTTTCAACAGTTAGTCGTTCTCGTTCAACGATGCAGCCATCACATACATCAGACAAGCCAATAACCCCGTGTAGAACAAGTTTTGCATCATCAGGAATATCGTCACGTGTTGCTAAGGAACGCAAAAAAGATGCACTGGCTTGGCTAAGGAGGAAATAGAGGTCGTCCCATTTAGGTTCTATTTTTTCTTGCTTGACCTGTTTCTTCTTTTCTTTGACTTCTTTGACTTGGACTTCTTTGACTTCTGCTTTAACTTCTGCTTTAACTTTGGGCTTACGGGGAGATTTTGTTTTCACGTCGGAAGTTTCCATTTCTATCTAATAAGATTATTAATCAAATTAATTTTTAAAATGATTAATATATTCTTTAATCTGCGATTTAGTAAATAATGAACTACCTTTGTGGCTTACTTCTGTGAAACCATCACCACATTCAATCCGAATTTTAGCCATAAAGTTATCTTCATTTTTTAAAGATGTCATTAATTTATTAATGTCGATTTCACCTTTTAATAAAGCTTCACCATTAAGAAGAATATACCATGTGTTGTTTCCATAACAAATGCACATGTTAACAAGACCATAAATAGTTTTGGACATTTTGATATGAAAAGGAGTATAATTTACTTATAGCTTTGCAATTTTAGACTTTCAAATTTTATTTAAAAAAAATTGAAAAAGGTAACAGGGTAACAGGTAACAGGGTTGTTTTAGTTTATAGCCATAGAAATAAAAATTGAAAAAGGTTACGGGTTACGGGTTACGGGTTTGTTTTAGTTTATAGCCATAGAAATAAAATATATTCAGAAATTGGCGAGATTTTCACCTTTTTCAGAATTTTTTTCTTTTTCTATGTCATCTATTTTTTAAACCCGTAACCCGTAACCCGTAACCTTTCAATTTTTTTTTTATTCATCAGCCTTTTTCAGAATTTTTTTCTTTTTCTATGTCATCTATTTTTTAACCCTGTTACCTGTTACCCTGTTACCTTTCAATTTTTTTTTTATAATCCATTTTTTATTTCATTTTCTTCTTCTGAAATGATACAATTCTTTATAAGTAGTATCTCGTTTTACATAAAAAGGAAATTGGTCAAATGTATGCATTTCATCAATAATATCATTTATCTCATTATTTATCTTTCTTCTCGATGCTACTTTCTTACCTCCTTCCTTTGCATATTCTGTATTCCATTTTTCTTTAAGAGCATCCAATCTTTCTTTCAATCGTTGATAGATGGGTTGAGCAACAGCTACCGTCATAGAAGGTCTCTTTTCTTCCTCTTCCTCTTCATCTGACTCAACAAGAACGGGTCTCTTTGGTTTCTTTTCTTTAGGAGGTGGTGCTTTCTTTTCTTCTTCTTCATCTGACTCTGATTCTTCAACAATAGGAGGTCTCTTTGGTTTCTTTTCTTCTTCTTCTAATGGTTCTCTATTATCGATAGGGGCAATAGGAGGAGGAATAATAATATCAGGTTCATTGGGTTTCTTTTCTTCTTCTTTAAACTCTTTCTCCTCTTTCTCTTCTTCGATTTGTATTCTTTCTAAACGGCCGAAATTGAAATCATAATTACCTCCACCACGTAAAGGTTGTTCAGGAACATAGAGTCTTCCATTATTATGATTCTGTTCTAATATATCAAAAATAGGGTGTCGTTTGAAATCTTTAAAGTATTTATCCAATGCTTCCTTTTGACTCTTTTCCATAGCTTCCTTTTCACGTTCTTTTGAATCAGGAGGATTTAACAATAAGGGAGCAGTTGAGAATGGTCTTATCTCTCCAAAGTAGTTAGGTCGTGATGGAGGAAATTGAGGAGGAGGATTCGGTAAATTGGAAATTCCAGGCTTTCCTTTTTGTTTAGGGTCATAGGGATTAAAAGAAGGATTCAGTAAATCACCCGAAGCATTACGTTGTTCACCCCCTAATTGAATCACTACTTTCTGATTGGTGATTTGATTCTGTTTCCCTTTCTGTCGTATCGTAGTCCCTCCTTTTTTCTTACCTTTTGCTTTCTTTGGTTTTGGTTCTCCTCCTTCTGGTTCTTCAGGTTGAGGCTTTTTTGCTTTCTTTCGCTTTTCACCTACTTTTACTTTTTGCTTATTGACTTGATTCTGTTTTCCTTTTTGAACGATACCTCCTGTGGCTAATGATTGAGCTTCATGTTTCATTTCTGATAACTGTTTATGTGTCAAAGGAAGACTTACACCTTTCTCATCCAAGAACTTTTTAACCATACTTGCGTATACTACAGGCACAACGATTTCATTCGTATGAGCTATGATAGGAACAGGTTTAGAATGTTTTAACTTGAATAAATCATCTTCACCATATAAACGTCTTGTCATTTACTAATGGGTAAGATTATTTTTTTTCACGACGTTTTCGATTCGCTTCAACGAGTCGTTTCGTAGCGTCTATTTGTGCTTGAGAACGAGCTTTCTTTGGTTTAGGTTCACCTCCTACCGCAAACACAGGACGTTTACCCATTTCATGACCTCCTTCTCCAGTATGATGGGTATCCAATAACATTTCTTTTGATAATTTACCTCCTGTCGCCATTTTCTTCTCTACCTTCGGTTCTTTTACCGGTTTCGCTTCAAAACGAGGAGGGATTTCGGATTTGAAACCAACATGTTTAATCATACCTCCGATGGCCTTCATTTGAACTTTTGCGTCTTTCACTTCTTGATTAATCAAGTCAATCGATAAGCCTGCTTTTTTAGCTTCCTCTGGAAACTTTTTAACAAGGTCTTTTAATTGAGCGGGACTATTGATTTCTTTCGGTTTGAATCCATCAGGCAAATCAGGAGGAGTTCCACCGACTTCCATTAGGACTCCACCTTTGGCATACTTGCTATTAATATAATTAGCAATGTGAGAACCAACATATGGAATATAAGTTCCGAGGACATAACTGGTCGCACCTTTTAATCCTGCTTTAGCAACATCTTTGACGAACGAACCGACTTTAGCACCCATTTCTTTTTATTACTAGAAGAGATATTTTTTTTTATCTTTTATTTTCCATGACTCTTCATCTTTTCGTTGTTGTTCTTTGATATGTCTGATAATCCGATTCATCTGTTCGATATCCTGTTCTTTCTCTTCGTCCGTAAGGGGTGGTCTTTTCTTCCAAAAGTCAGGTTCCCGTTCCTTTCGTTTCTTGTAGTTTTGTTTTGACCGTTCAATAATGGATTCCCGATTCTTCATATAATACGTTTGATTGATATTCATATTGTCAAATACAAAAGATAATAATTAAAATAAAAATAATAAGTAAATGGATACAAATCAAACCCTCATTAATTCAGGTATCACGGTTGCTATGTATATTTTTTATAAGGTCGCACAACGTTATTATTTAAAGTCTAACTGTAATGACAATAAGGTATCATTAGAGATTGGTAAATCAGAAACGCCACACGCACAAACCGTTGAACTTGCTGATATTAAGACGACTTAGCAAGACTCTCTACAAGTTTCATTAAACGTTCGATTTGTGAAGCTTGATTATTAATTTGAACTTGTTGCTCTTTGATAGCCCCCACCAAAAATGGAATCAAACTCATCGTATCCAACCCTAACTTGCTTTCTGTAGGTTCATCTTCAAGCATCCCTGTATATTTATTTAATACTTTTGGACCATCCAGTTTTGGAGGAACTTTGTATTCAGAAACGATAAGAGGGATTACTTTTTGAACGTCTTGAGCAATGAAGCCATAATTTAGTTTTGAGACTTGTTCGTCTTTCCAATGAAATGATTTTGGAATGAGTTGTAAAATTAATTCAAGATTATTCGTCATCGGATTGATATGACATTTCAGGGTCTCATCTGAAGGGTTTATGTTTGTCAAATTCCCACCATTCGAATAGACTATCCCAGTACCTAACCAGGCAATATTAAATACATTCGAACCGCCATATGAATTAAAATAATATCCATTCGCACCATGAAACGAATCCAGCCAAGCGATATTAGGAGCAAGGTTATAATAATATACTTTAGTATTAGTCCCATTCGTATTAAATCCAATTCCTAAACCACCTGAACGAGACGTAGCTGTATTTGAAAAAACGGACCATGTGCTGTCCCAGTCGGTCACTACCGCTGAATTGAATCCACCTGTGCTCACATGAAACTTACCAGAAGGAGCTGTGTTGTTAATCCCCACATTCCCGTTGTTTAAAACTGATAAACGTGTAGAGCCATTGGTACCTAATCTTACATTATTAGTAGTGGTAAGAAGACATAAATCCCCAGCGAGTGAATTTGATAACCATGCTCCATTGGTTGTTGCATACGCTATATAATTCACATTGGCAAATGATATATTAGAGTTATTACTGGTTCGTTGAAAGCCAATTTGGTCTAACCCAGAAGAAACCCCTTGAAAAACAATAGGTGTACCCGCTGAATAAACACTTAGTCCCGTTGAAGTAAAAAATCCTGCCAAAGCATTCGAAACGTTGATAGCAAGACCAGATACCGAGGTTATAATTCCATGATTACTCGCATCGCTTATTTTGAAATAATTAGCAAAGGATGTGAGATTACTAATATTGGAAGCTATGGTAGAACTCATAAACCAAGAACTTATGGATGTCGCGTTGTTCGTAACGAAAAACCTTAGATAAACATTATTTCCCGTATCGAGATAAGATTGAATATAGGCACTGTAATTAGAACTACCATGGTTAAATGCGATGTTCATGTAATCACCCACCGAGTTAGTTGTATTTTTTAAAGTAATGTAATCCGTATTTGTGTTTGTAATATTCAAAGTAGAACTATATAACTGAGGGATGGTAATAGGGATATCGGATTGTGCAAATTTAGCCTCATAATCACAATTCAATCTCCAGCCTAATGGTGATGCTGTATTCCTTATCCATTGTAATGATTGCAATTGACCGCCAATCGCAGTTGGGATTGTCGTTTTGATGGTTGACCCAGAACCACCATACACATAACTCAAATTAGGGCAATTCTGAAGATTACCCGTCGAATCAATTTGTAAAAGTTGATTACTGCCTCCAAAAGTATTATACAACGTGAACAGATTTGTCGTCCCACTTAATACCCCATTATTAATCCCTACTCCTGACCCGCTTAACGTTAATAAAGAAGTACCTGAACTATTCTGAAATAATATACTACTTGATGCTAATAATTGATATAAACCAGACAATCCAATGCTACCTGTCTTTTGCCAAAATCCAGACGTTCCTGATGTAATTGCTGCATCAACATAAAGTTTATTAGGGATATCATACGGGTCTATGGCAGTATAGCTTGTCTGTGGATTATAAAAAGACGTAATCCTGGTGGATTCGACACACTGAATCAAGGCAAGGGTAGGGCTATTTGAAGTATAAACTGTCCATATTCCTCCTGCTGTATACGAACTTGTGCTGTTTTGACCATAGACCACCAGATTATTCCCGCTACCATCACTAAAACTAAATGTTGACCCTGATACAGTGGACAATACCGCGTTTCCATTTAGTCCAGTCGTTGTACCCGTCTTTTGAATGGGATTTCCTACTTGTGTATCCACGTAGCTTTTATTGGTTAAATCCGAACCTACTACTGGTGCTCCACTTTGTTGTCCTCGTGCTAATGTGGTAATCCGTGAAATGTCATTAATATTAAAAGCAGATAATCCTGTATCATCTTGGATATCGAATTGTCCTGCGTATTGAAGTTTAATTTGTGTATTGACATTAGAGGTATTCGTATTGCTATTCAGGTAGTTTCCTGTAATGGTATTGCCGTTTGAATAAAGATAAGTTAATCCATCAATTGTATTGGTTAAATTACTTGGTGCCCCTTGTATCGCATTGGTAGATGCCATTATTAATAATTAACAAGAAAATAAATCTTTTAGATTTTAATCTTATTTATTTAATAAATGGAAGTGGTAAAGAGTTATTCTCTTTATCTAAATACAAGAGAAGCTAATTATGGTAATTCTAATAATTGCACTTTCGTGTTTACTACGCCTTTTGTCCTCACTAATCTTAATAATCGTTTCCGAATAAGCACTCCCATGATTGAACTTCCGTATTCATTCAGTCAATTGAATACAAATAATAATAGACTTCCTTATCAATGGAGAAGTGCTTCATTTGGTAATTTTGATAGTTCAATAACTTTTGCGGAAGGAAACTATAATATCACTCAATTGATTGATGCTTTTGTCGCATTGCTCGTGATTGACATTAATTTAAATAGTCCTACGGCTAATATCACCAGTTCAAACATTCTAGTCTCTTATAGTCAAACAACAAGTAGAACATCCTTTGCCTATGTGAACGTTTCTTATCAAGCTACTATCGTTCTCAAGTTTGACGATATTGGGTTCGTGATTGGAACCATGTTTGGTTTTAATGTCAATACCTATGTTCCCTTTGGAACGTATGCTTATTCACCTATTCCAACTCCTCCTTCTCCTAACACGATTCTCACACGTGCTAATCCTCAAGTGAGTCCTAATAAAGTCATGGTCAATCCGATTACCAGTGTTTATATTCGTTCTGAATCTCTCAAGTTCGAAAGCAACTATGAGGCTGTCGTTAGAAATATTACAGGAACAGGAACGAATAATAATAACAACTTTTCTAATTTCCAAAACAGTGATATTGTAGCAAAAATACCAATTAATACATTACCGAATAGTATTATCTATTTTCGGTCTGATTCCAAAGCAATCATTACCAATCAACAATTAGGAGAAATCAATTTATATGTTTCGGATAACTTGAGTCCTACGTATAACTTGAATCTTCAAGGATTGAATTATGGTATCTTTATTCTATTTGAAGAAATCACGATTCCTCAATTGAATCAATACAAGGATAAGATTCCTACGAAATTGGTAGAGATGGGAACAGACCTATTAGAAGAACGAAAACGATTAATAGAAGACCTTCAAAAACAAAAAGAAGAATTAGAAAAAGAAATCAAACAAAATAATCTTTAGTATTAATAAAAATGGAACACTGGCTACCTTTTTCAAAGAAACGCAATCCACCAGCACCTGTTAATTACAATCCGTTATTCTCTCGTTATACGGAAGGCTATTATGCTCAAGGCGGACAAGTAAAAGTCCATCAACACAAAGCGGGAGGAGGAGACCCAAGAGAACTTAAAAGCGCGAATCCTCTCGTTCGTGAAGGATTCATTGATTACCCTAAAGCTTACGAAGCATTGTGGTATAACTTTGGAAAAGGTCTACGGAACAAACCCGCTAAACCTGAAGTCGTTCATAATGGACGTTCGCTCGAACAAGTCAATAATCTTGATTCTTCGAATTATTATAACTTTGTGAAATGAAAAATAACAAAAAAAAATTATCTTATCTTAATAGAAAAATGACTTCCCACTTTACTGCCCCCAATCAAGAGTCTCACTCCTACATGCTTACGGACATTCCCGATTGTCTGAAATCAAATTCCAATCCTCAAGCTGTCAAATCGCGTAATCGTATCTTTCAGGTCTCTTCCACCTCCCAAGCGCAAAACAGTGGTGGCGTAATTCTTTTTAATATCCCACCTGCTAACTATTCCATTTCTAAGGGCACCATGTGTTTACGTATGCGTGTTCGGGCTACCACTGGTGCGGCGCCCACCTATGCTACCAGTTTTGCCGCAGGATGTCTTTCTTTTCAAGGGCCAGGTGCTACTGCCGTTACTTACGCTCAACCTCCTGTAGGTGGTGGTGGTTCGCTCAACGCGTCATTTATTCCTCATTTCGGTAATGCTTATTCCGTGATTCAACGTTTGACTTGCTACGGCGCAAATTCAAGTATCATTGCCCAGCACAACTTCCTTAACGATGAGATGAATGCTTACCTTCAACATAACAGTTCTCAGTCTTACCTCTCACAGGATGCTTCGATTCTTCTCGGTATGGGACAACAATGGTATGTCGTTGGCGCCACCAGTTCTTATATCGATGTCGTTCTCCCCCTTCCGTTAAGCATCTTTCAGAGTGAAACGCAAAATTTTCCTTGCCATCTTTTATCAGCACCACTCACCATCCAGATCGACCTCGCCTCTCTTGGACGTGCTATTATTGCAGGAGGAACTGTAGCATGCTCTGAATACACGGTTGAAAACACCTTTCTCCTTTACCAAGCGGTGGAACTTCCGAGCGCGATGATTGAAGCCGAACGTATGGCGGTTCGCAGTGCTCCCTATGTCATGACATGCACCAATTCGATGAACGTTCAAGTTCCCCAAAATATTCTCACTTCGTATACACTTGGTCTCAATGCTTCTTCGATTCGTGGTGTTTTCTTGCTTCCTTCCAGTATCGTGTCTTATTCCGTCGGTTCTCAAGTGTATTACCTCCGTGCTACAGCCGATTGTGAATTCAACGTTCTCACTTCTGGAAACGGTTCTGGTGTCAACGCTCAGTTATACTTTGATGGCAACTTGGTAAATTCCAATATTGTCGACAACGTTGCGAACACTTTTTTCATGATGAAACAATTCATGCATCACAATATCCAAGGTTCTATTATCCAACCCTCACATGCCCCTCCTGCTCTCAGTGCAACTCTTGCCCGTTCTGGACAAGGCGCCAGTGCTTACGTTAACCAATCCTTCTGTTTAGCTTTTGACAGCACGAGCTTCGACGAAGAATCTACCATCTTTGGTGGCGTGCCTGCGACAAATGTTAACATCCAGCTTAACGGTTATGGTGTGGCTTTTACAGGCGGTGCAACTGCCAATAACCTGGTTACGATTAGTGTTTTATACGATGTCCTGGTTGCATTTGGGGAAGATGGAACAATCAGTGTCAAACGTTAAAAAACAGCTTAAAGACTACTTATTTATTTCTTATTTTTACATAAATAAGAAATAACCAAAGATTAACAATTTACTTTCTTAATAAAATAGGGAACTGGTCATCACATACTTCTAAGTCGAGAGTGAGAATCATATAGGCAAACTGTGCCTGAGTCCATGTGTTTAGTGGTGATAAAGACCATGGTGCTGTTGCTTGAGGAGGAGCAACTGAAAAATCTCCTAATTGGGCAATGTTCAAACTAATAGGAAACTGTCCTTGGGCAAAGTTAATACGAAATTCACGGCATCCTTTTACATCGGATTGGCAAAACTGACCATTATTTGAAAAATAAAGTCCTTGATTACCATTACCAGGAAATTGAAAATTGGGAGAAGATACGATAATAATCTGAGGTTGGAAAGCAAATGAAGTGGTATTTACTAATCCTGAAGCAATCTCGCATCCTACTACTTTCGCAATATAGGAACCAGAGTTCATATTGATAGGAACAAGAACCGTGCCCGTATTAATGAAAGAGGCAGCACCAATTGTAATAGGGGATACTGTTTTATTCTGTCCTACCCGTGGTTGTTGATTGATGAGGTCATCGTATGTAATTGCTAATTGAACAAGAACCATTTTTACTATAACATGAGAAAAAAATTATTTTTACATTCTATCCATCATTCGAAAGAATGTCGGTTTTGAACCTACGATGTTTACAGTTAAGAAAGGATGGTCTGATTCATCCTCAAAACATTTATCAAATATCTCATCGGGGATATCAAAATCTTCCTGAATCGCTTCTCTCTCTTTCTTATTCGCCATAGGAAAGATATATAATAAGTCTGCTTGTTTTCTCAAATTAGGGGCAATGTTCTTATACGATTGCGTGGTGCAAATCAGAGATAAATTATAATGGCGACAATTATAAAACAAGTTCGTAATACAATTCTTCTTCATACTTCGGGGAAGGTCAGCGACTGAATCATCAATCCATAAACAATTATATATTTCTGGTAATTTCTTTCCGAGTTTCTTTTCTTTTATCTTTTTCTGTGCGAGTTCATTCTTGATAAAGTCAGTAATCGTTTTAATATTCTGTTCATTCAGTTCCGTAAAGTATTTTCCGTCTTTATCTAATTCTTCTCGTAGTGCTTTGGTCTTTTCCTCTTTTGAAGGACTAATTAACCAAATGTTGCCAAAGTATCCTTTAAATATCTTTTTACTACCTAATAGATTGAGGGCAAGCGTGCTTTTTCCTGTTCGCTTTTTCCCTGCGATTAACATGATAGAACCTTTGGTGTTTTTTAAAAAGGGGTCATTACTTGAGACGTCATCATGGTCTTTTGGTTTGAATATATTGGATAAACTACTCATTATTACTATATAGAGGATAAAATAATATTTTCTTATTATATAATAAGAAAATGCCATATCAGATTGTTAAAGTGAGTCCTTACCAGAATATCTATAAAGTCATTAATAAAGATACGGGAATCGTTCATTCGAAACATACTACATTACTAAAAGCAAAAGCACAGATAAGATTACTTCATTCGAAAGAACACAAATAACCAGACACCCGCCTCGCTCCGCTCGCCCCGCAACCGATTTTTAAAACGAATAAAAAATGATTTAAATAAAATCTTTATTATAATAAATAATAAGAATGGGACGTAAAGTGATTTATCATACGATTGAGGAAAAGCGCGAGGCACAGAATGAAGCATCCCGAAAGTATCAAAGGAAGAAGAGGGAACTTAAAGAGAGTGGAGAGATTCTGGAAAAACCAATCACCTTTTCCTATTCGAGGGAATATCATCAACTCCGGTATAAGTTGAAAAAAGAGAAACTCCTCCAAGAACAAGGTTCGGAATAAAAATGTCTACGGGGGATTGATTATTTTATAAAATTGATTTTTATAAAATAAAAAATGATTTAAATAAAATCTTTATCTATAATAAAAAGAGCATGGAGTTTGTTGAGCGTCATGATTTGCAAAAGGTCCACTATTTAAACAGCCTTACGTACTCCCAGATGAAACCTTTCTATGGGAAATGTAAAAATGATGATGAACGCCGTATTAAATATGACAATTTGAAACGGTTTTGTCAGGCTGTGATTAAAGCACGAGGGCAAATGATTAGAGCGTATGCATATTCTCTATCGACTCCCATAAAATTGGGGGGCCGTCTTTTCTGTGGTTTATCTGTCCAGGGTCTCCCTAAGGCAATTCGTGGGTTTCTTATGACTCACACTCAAGATGTAGATATGAAAAACTGCCATCCCGTTATTCTCAAGTATTTATGTATAAAACACAAAATCCCTTGCCCAAACCTACAGTATTATATCAACCATCGCGATGAGGTTTTATCTGAATTTATTGACCGTGAATATGGAAAGAAATTGTTTTTGGAGGCTGTCAATAATGATAAAAGAAACACAAAGGAAAAGAATAGAACGTTTAAGAACTTTGATTCTGAAATGAAAATGATTCAATCCATCATCTGCACCATAAAAGACTATGAGGAGATACGCTGTAACGTCTCAGATGATAAAAAAATAAAAAATTGGAATGGCTCTACTATTAATAGGATTTTGTGTATGTATGAGAATAAAATCCTTGAAATCGCCATGTCGTTGTGCAATGAGAAAGGTATTGAGGTATGTGCTCCTATGTTTGATGGGTTTATGATGTATGGAGAACATGAACATGATTTGTTGGATGAGATAGAGGCGCGAGTAGATGAACAATACCCTGGTCTTGATATGAAATGGTCCTACAAACCCCATTCAACCGATATTATTATGCCTGTGGACTTTGTTATTCCAACAGAAATAAGTACAAAGGTAAAAGTGGCTCAAAATGACAAGGAGGCGCGTGATATCATTTACAATGAGTTGAAATCTATCATTATCTATTCAGATAAATCGTTTTACTACAAAGTAGATAACCTATGGATTTCTGACGAGTCAGAAATTCGTTCCCTTCTCCTTGGGTACGTTCTTAAATCTGATATCTACAAGCGCAATGAAAAAAACGAATTGATGCCATACAGCCATAACGTTAAAAATGCAAATAATATTGTTACTGCGTTGATGGCTGAGGTAATGGCGAATGGAGACGATAACTGGGTCAAACAACTTTTCCATTCCTCACTTGGTTATGTTCTATTCAACAATGGATACTGGGATTGCAAAAATGGCTTGTTCTATAAAAATGACTCCCCAGCATTTGACTCTACTATTATCTTTACTACCAAAATTTCCTATGATTATGATGAGACATATGATGATGAAAAATATGAGCAATGTGTACAAGAAAAATTATTCACTGTTCCCTTTGGTGAACAGGTAGGTAATTATTACCTTTTACAATTGGGACGCGCATTGGCAGGTGATTGCATGAAACGTTTCCTTGTAGGTATCGGACCCTCTAATACTGGTAAGTCTGTCATTTCATTAGCGCTTAGTGCAGTGTGTGGTGGGTATTATGGGGCATGGAATGGCGCCAATCTTGCCTTTAAAGAATCAGGAGCAGATGAGGCACAACGCTTGCGATGGATGTACCTTTTACGTTTTGCACGTATTGTTGTCTCTAATGAGCTCAGTATGAATATGGTGATTGATGGCAACGGTATTAAAAGGATGGCGAATGGTGGAAAGGATGATATCACCGCTCGTGTGCATCATGGGAATGAGACCCATTTTAAAATTGCATTTCTCGCTCTCTTGTTTGCACAGGATATTTCGCGCATTAAGCCATTAGATGATGCGGTTTTGACTCGGTTGCGTGCTATCCCCTACGAAAAGGTATATGTGGATGAACCATCTAATGAATTAGAACTAAAAAGAGATTCTAACATTGAAAATGAGGTATTGACGTGTGATTTCAAACAAGCGTTCATTCGCATCTTATTCAAGGCATATTTAGCCTTTCATCAGGGAGGCAGAGTTGAATTTGAGCCTGAGGGAATACAACAGGCGAATAAGGACGTGTTAGGAACAGAAACCAATGTCATTGATTCATTCAAGACCGAGTTTGAAATTACTAACAATCCCGAGGACTTTATACGCAGTAGTACTATTCAGGATTGGTTAGACCATGAGAAAAAGGGGATTTCTATTACTAAGTTTGGGTCTGAACTGAATCGGTACTGCAAGATTCATAAGATAAAGGAGGTTCAAGTAAAAGTGAAAAAGATTGGTGGTAAGCCTGTGAGGGTGTGGTTCGGAATGAGAGTAATCGCTGATGAATAAAAAAAAAAATTGAAAGGTTACGGGTTACGGGTTACGGGTTTAAAAAATAGATGACATAGAAAAAGAAAAAAATTCTGAAAAAGGTGAAAATCTCGCCAATATCTGAATATATTTTTATTTCT